CATTGATAACTGACTTCCATTGTCACCTCCTATTTCATTACCGGATACTTGTTCTTTCCAACGAAGACTTGTTCCAACTTGAAAATTTAATGCTTTACTTCTATTTGCCGCCGACGAAATATTTATTTGTGATCCATTTGATCCACCTACTCCATTAAATGTTAAACCAAAGTTATTCATGGTTACAACACGATCCGCATTAAGAGTTCCGTCAGTATTGTAAATATTCGTGTCATTTGTCGAATAGTTAGGTACATTCAACGTCGTTCCAACGAAAGTTGCCGCGCCTGATGTTCCAGTTGTCGTTAAAGTAATTGGTTCTTGTTTTCCGTCAAAATTTGACCAATCTGTATTACTTAATTTTCCAGTATTTGCCGCTGAAGATATTGGAATATTAAACGTATGCGTGTCAACTGAAGAACTGATATTAAAATCTGTTCCCGACGTTCCAGTTGTTAATAATTGCGTCGCTGGCATCAAACCATTCAATGAACTAATTCCATTTGAAAACGTCGTTGTTACGCTACTAACGCTACTATCTTCGGTGTAAAGCGTAATTGTTTTACCTTGTGGGTTTGCAATATCAACTTTTACAACTATTCTGTCAGTTGCTAACAAAGTTATTCCCGTTGGAATTGTAACCCCTAAAGTATAAAGGTCTTTAGTGCTTCCGCTTGTTATTTCTTCAGCAATACCAGTTCCAAGAATAGTAATTGTAGTTCCGTCCCATTTTTCAATAACACATTGAATTGTCGGAAAACTCGCACCAGCGCCAGTTTCCGATAAATAACATTCAAAAAGCCAAATTCCCGCTGGAACAGACAACTGATTTGGTTCGTTTATGTCAGTAATAAAAGACGCAATTGTTCCAGTTGTGCTTCGTGTAAAATTAGCCGCCGCGCCAGTTTGTGCGACTTTGCTTAATTCATACATTGTTTGTCCGTTAATAATTCCTTGTGAAGTATTTCCATTGAAATAATAAACCGAACCGCCGCCGCCGCCCCCGACGATTGGAAAATTCCCAAGTGTTCCGTCGCCTCGAATGTATTGTGACGCGATACCTTCAGGATCGTTTAATTTTGCGTCAAGTGCCGCTTGAAGGTCAGTTTGGTCAGCAAGTGTTCCAATAATGTCACCCCAAGAAACAATTGTTGTTCCGCTGTTTTGCCATGTCGCATTACCGAAGCCGTCAGTCGTAATGACTTGTCCAGCTATTCCGTCCGCATTTGGTAGAAGATAAGCGTTGTTTACGACGACGCCTTGTTCATTTGCTTCAACTCTATATTGCGTAATTCCGTCAGTAAAATTTAAAGCCGAACCAACACCATTAATTTGCAAAGAGGCGTAATTTACGCCGTCGTTTATTGTTAATTGCGTGTTTACTGGATTCAAGTCAAAGTTCATTTGGTGGGATGGAATTGAACCTTGAATTTCTATAAAAATTTGAGCTAAAGTTTGACTAAATTTAGAAAACTCAAAAGTTCCGTTGCCTATAATAACTTCGAATTCTCCTTGATTATTTGAAATAAAGGACAAAATGTTTCCGTCAATATTTACCGCGCGACTTCCAGTTAAAGTTCCGTCAGCGTTATAAATATTTTCAACAGCCGCTAAAATTCCAGCTTTGATAACTGAACCAAGTATTTTTTTAGTTTGATAACCGCTTCCAGTCCAAAAGTCAATGTCATAATAGTCTTCGTCTTGAAACGAAAAGCTTTCTAAAGGGTATTGATTAATTTCCATTTTTTTTTAAATTAAAGTTCTTGTTTTTAATATTCCGTCAGTTGTGGTTTTGTTTTCACCATTTGTTGTTGTTTTGGCAAATTGATTGACTGGTGTCGAACCGCCGCCGAAAAACTTAATTGGATATAAAACCGAGTAAAAAAAGCCAAACATATTACAAAACTATTACAACGCTACCTGAAGACAATTGAACCGAACTAAATTTATTCGGAACGTCGAATGTATTCGGATTCTTTGGTCGAATAATTGCACCAAGTTTAACAGCCGTTGAAGCGTTTGAAATGTATTGTCCAGTTACGTCAACGTCGTCAATTTTTATTGAATTAAAGATTGTGTCTTCAAGAACAACAATTGCGTCAAAGTTTCCAGTAAATTCAGACGTGTCATTTAAAACAAATGAACCAGCACCGCCCGAAATAATTCTTAAATCATTTTCCATTTTACAAAGCTAAAGTTTTAATGTCGCCGTCAGTCGTCGTTTTTGTGTCGCCGTCAGTCGTCGTTTTTTCAATTACAATAAAAGGCGCGTCGTTGCAACCTTTTATTTTTGTAGTAAATTTAACACCATTTTCTAAATTTATTCGTGTTGGATCAAAAAAACATTCCATTATCGCAACGTTAGGCGTTGGATAACTGATATTTATCAATGAACCTGACAACGGATATAGTGGATTGTTTACATTGTTATCGTAAGGAACAACCGACGAAAGAATCCAACGTTGACCGCTTTCAAAAGGTTCGATTGTAATCATTCCCCAAATTTCTGACTGATTCCAAGCTGTCGCGTTGTTAAGCGTGTGTGTCGCAGTAACTCGCATTAATTGACCTTCAGTAACGATTCCAACGTTTTGACTTGTTGAATCAACGTAAAGTTCGATTGTTTGGTCAATTATTGGTTCGCTGTCGTAATCTTTAATTGTAATTTCTTCAACAAAGTCATGCGTTAAATCGTCAGTTAAAGTAATTCGAAGACGCGTTGACCAGTCGCCAGTGTTGTCGTAAGGTGTCCAATTTTTATTTTGATTTGGGTAAAAATCAGTTGAAGCGTTTAATTGTTGCAACCAATATTCCCAACGCAAAAGAAAAGGTAAATAAACCGAAACGCCGTAATCGGTCATTGTGTCAAGCGAAGGCGCAAGTTGAAGCGTTGCGTTTCTTTTTACTGACGTGTTCGGTAATGAAGAAATAACGTTTTGCGTTTCGTTTAACAAATACCTTCCGTCACCTGAAATTTGCGCCGCTGAAAAATTAAAGTTTACTTCCAAAAGAGTAAACGCGTCTTCAGTTGTCGAATTGTAAGCTTCAATGACAGCTTGAACGCTTTGGTAAATATTGCCTTTTGTCAATAAGAAAGTGCCATAAAACGAAAGGTCATCTTCAGTATTGAATTCAAATTGTTCTTGAACGCCGCTTTGACTTGTTATGTTTTCTGAATGGTCAAAATAAGCTGTTTTGTCAATCATTGACAAAGGCGCACCAACTGGCGGTTCACACGTTAATTGGTCAGCGTATGCAAGTAAATTAGAATTTCCGCATTTGATCCATAAATAAAACAATCTGTCGCCAACTTCACGCGCTGACATAAACGCGTCGAATTGTGCATTTGGCACAAAGTCGAATTCGATTGTGTGTTCAGTTCCAGCCGTGACAATTGTAATGTTTTGAATTTCATATTGTGCGCCGCTGTCGTTTGAATAACTTGTTTTGTCACCTGAAAGAATATCTTCAGACGGCACAAGCATTGTCAAATTATTTTGACTTGAAAGCTGGTTTTTGTAATAAGTTTCGTCAAGTGAAACGTAAGCTGAACCGATTGATAAATCTGTTAAAGGTCCGTCAACGATAACTTTATAACCCTTTGTTGTGCAATAATCCATTTCTGAAATACCTTGAACAAGCGACGAATCTAAAATTGAAGTATTGTTCGGTTGATTAAACCAGCCAGTATTTGCGTCAGGATTAATGACCAAAGAAAAACGATTCGAAAGTTCACCAGTTGAAGCTGACCAAAGAATTTGCGTGTACGTTTTAAGACAGCCTGACGTGTCAAAAGAACTTTGTGAATATATTCCTGAATTAACAAATTGAATCGTTATTTCGTAAGCTTTTTGATATGTCAACGGATTTGCAAGTCGTTCAAGTTCGACCGAAATAAGAAATTGACCTGACTGATTGCCAACCAACGAACCAAGTAAATTAGCGCTTACGGCTAAAGCGTCAACACCAACGAAAACCGCGCGTGTTGCTTCGCCGTCAATAATGGAAAATTGATTTCCAGTCGTTGCGTTTTGAACGTGGTTAAATAAAACGTCGAGGTCGTCGCGGTTTCTATTCGTTACTTCAATAACAATAAATTCACCAGCGGTTAAATTGTACCAATAAGGAACGGAATTCACGTCAAGAATAAAGTCATCGACGTAAGTTACAGCCGTTGTCCATTGTTGAACGATTGTTCCAGTTGAAGTGTAAATTGTAAATTGAACTAAATCGTCAACTCGATAACCTTCAGTCAACCAAGAAATCGAAGAACTTTGAATTGTATTGATTGACGGATCGAGAAACAACGGATTTGTTAAACTCGATATTCGAATGTTTGTGTGCAAGGTGTGAACAACGCTGAACTTGTCACCAGCATTTGAAACATACGATGTAAACGGACCATTGCCGAAGTTATCGTAAAATTCAGTTTTTATCAGTTGAACTGGCATATTTTTGTGAAATTTCTTGAAGTTTATTAAAATCGCCTTCTTTTGCGGCTTTCATTATTTGATTGATTTCGCTGTTCACGAACTGAAGCTTTGCGCGTTCGGCTTCAGGCAAAGAATTAATCGTTTGACGTTGTATTTTTAACAACTTGTCAAGATTCTTTTTAAGTTCTTCGGCTGTTTCCAGCGCATTTTTTGCGTTATTATTCATTTATCGTAAGTGTTGTGACCTTACCAGTTGCGTAAGTGTCAGGTTGTCGATAATTTATCGTTGCATAACTTTTTTCGTCAATGTATTCAATTCGTAAAATTTCACAACGAACGCCGTTAATTGTCGCGTAGTTATTATTTAACAAATCTACAAAATCGCTTTCTGAAATTCGCGTTCGAACATCACTTCGAACCTGAAATTGATATAATTGTATTTGATTAATGAAATGAAATTTGTTCCAAAGACCAGCCGCGCTGACAAATGAAGTGTAATTTGCTGGTTGTTTATTACCAATCAAATACAAAAATTTCGTTTGTGTAAAGAATTGTTGACTGATTTGTAACATTCCAATTCTGTCGTCAATACTTCCAGCAAAATTAGTTCCGCTTCAGAAAATAGTCGAAACCGCGTCAATAAGAATAAAGAAAACTTTTGCTGTTTTTTCAATGAAATTTAGATTGTTTTTTCGAACACCTAAAGCAAAAGGAATGTTCACTTCTTGTAAACCTTTAATTGAAACAAGGTCAGCATTTACAACGTTTGCTGGTTCGGTTGAAAATTCCGCGTCAGTTGGATCAAAGAAATCCATTGTATGAATGTCTGACAAGTCATATTGATAATGAATGTAGTATCGTTTCCAAATGTCGGAAGTGTTCAATGTATATTCGTCTTGACGTTCAGCTTGAAGCACCAAAGCTGGAATAATTGCGTTCGGTGTCAAGTTTTGCCAATAATCGCGGCGTTCAAGTTGAACAATTCCGTTAACAACTTTTGTTTCAGCGTTGCATTGCGTTTCAATTGCTGAAATTAATGAACCGAGTGTTGGTGTGCTGTCTTGCGCTGTCGGATAACCTTTTGTAAAAGCCGTACCGCTTAATGAATTTGAAAGATTGTCAAAGATTGAAACTTTTTCTTTTGTTAATGGAACTGGCAAAATCGTTGCGCCTGAAAAATTGTCAAGCAAATTTGACTGGAATTGATAACCTAAATATTGACAGCCTTTTGAAATAAGTTCTTTGACTTTACACCCTTTTAAATATCGAACGTTTGGAAAATAAACTTGAATCAATTGTGTTGCAAGTTCGCCAACGGCAATTAATACGGCGGCGGTGTAAGCGGCTTGAATAATTACTTTAATTCCAAGTGAAATAATAGCACCTAAAGGCGGCAACGGCGAACCAACCGACGCTTCAATGAAATCTGTTATTGCTGTTCCTAAATCTTTTGCCGCTTGAATCAATTCTTTGGTCATGACATACGTCGAAATTGCCAACTGAACGAATGATTCTTCAAGGTTATCGCGAACAATTAAAAACGGAACGTCGATAAATTGAAACTGAACACCTTTTGCGGCAATTAATTCAAATGAAGTTCCGTCAGCTTGGTCAAAGAATGAATCCTTTGCGATCCGTCTTTTAATAGTCACTTCAATTTCAAAGTCGCGAAAAATTGCGTTTTCAGTTAAATCAACGTAATACTGAAGAACAACGCCTTGCGCCATTTCAACGCGGTAAGGAATACCTTCAAAGACACCTTGCGTTTGTAAATGATTTTGAATAATGTCCAACGCCTCACGCGGTAAAATTAATTTGTCAACGTTCAATGAAAGTTCGTCAGGTCGATTTGTAAAGTCAGAAACAACACCAATGTCAAGCAAATTTCGCGGTGCTATTTCAATATCATTTAAAAAGTGTCGCATTACTTAATTTTATATTTGTTGTATGTCACTGAATTACCTTTTTTAACCGACTTTACAATTGACATTGTCGCACCAACTATTTCACCAAGTTCAATATTCGTTTCAGGTTTGCTTAAAATAGCTTTTTTAATATCTTGAAGTTCGTCTTTCAATCCGTTCAGTTCAGTTAAAACACCCAAATTTTCCCAACCTTTTGGTTGAATTTCATTCATTTTTGTACCTTGAACAATTTTAACAACCTCATCGTTTGACATTCCCATTAAAGCGGCGTTTTGTTCTTTTGTCATTACGCGTTCGTTAGGGTGCAAGACTGAAAGAAAACCGCCGTCAGCGTCTAAATTGCCACCGCGACCAGTGTCTTCAGTTCCGTCCAAGAATGTCGGAAGCGTTTCAATAATTGCGTCAAGAACAGCTTTGTCACCGAGTGCAATTGTAAGCGATTCACCAAGTGTTTTACCTTCGGCTCTTGCATTTGTGTAAGCATTTAAAAAAGCCGTTATTGATTGTAATTGCGCTTTCTTGCGTTCAAGTTTTTCTTTACGACGCAACGCTTCAACTTCAATTTTTTCTTGTTCGGCTAAAGATTGCGACGCTTGAATATTTCCGTTCGCGGCAAGTTCTTGAAGAATTTGTTGTTGCTTTTGACTGGCTTCGATTTCTTTTTCAAGTAAAGCGATTCTTGCGTCAATGTTTTTTTCAAGGTATTTCGTTGTGAAATCAATATATTTCTGTTGATTTTCAGCGCGTTTTTTTAATTCGTCTTTTTGTGCTTCAGTTTCTTGTTGATCCAGTTGAAACATTTTGTCGGCGTGTTCTTCTTGCGCCGTTTCAAGCTGTTTGTTAACGTCTTTTTTTAGGTCAACGCGTTCTTTTTCAAGTTTACCAAGTTCGAAATCGCGTTTCTTTTGTGCGTTAATAACTTCTTGTTCGTTTGTTGCCGCGTCAACTTCTTCAATAAATTTTCTTTCAATGATTGCTTTTTGCAATTCATATTCAGCGTCAATTCTTTGATTGATTAAATCAATTGAATACTGACCGCTTTCGTTTATTGAATCCAGTTGCGATTGAATCGCGCTTTGAACGTCGGCTTCAGCTTCATAAAGTGCTATTTCGTCAGTTAATTCTTGCGTCTGTTGCATTAATTCAACCATGCGTTCGATTTCGTCGTTCGCGTCTTTCATGGTTTTCGTTTTTTCTTCAGTCGCTTTTGCGTTTTGTTTTGTTTTTTCGGTGTTTTTTTCTGTTTTTGAAGTATTGTCTTCAAGGTCGATTGAATAGGCGTTTACTTCCGAAGCGGCATCTTTTCCAGCTTCAGTTGTTGCTTCAAGTTCGGTTCGATATTCAGCAATTTTAACATTCCCACCAGCAACGTTTGCTTTTAATTGTGCGATTTTATCAGTTAACAAGTCAATTTGTGTTCCGTAATTTGTCGCTAATTGTGGATTCAATTGAATTAATTCGCGCATGTCACGAATTTCTTTTTCGTAATCTTTAATAGTTGCCAAATTAGATTTTTGACGACTTGCAACGGCTTTAATATCGTCTTGAATTTGCTTTTGTGTCAAGTTAATTGCGTATTGTTTACGCTTTAGAAATTGTTCTTCAGTTATTTTGTTTTCGTTACGCAATCTTTGAAGTGCTTGAATATCTTTTTCAAGTTCCTTTTGACGTTTCTGACTTCGGTCACTTGCAAATTTTTGCGATTCTTGCGAAGTCTTTTCAAGTCGCGCTTGTTCTTCACGCGCCGCCGCCGCACCTGAAGCGATGTCATAAAACGCCATTGCAAGTTCAATAGCCAAATCAATTGCAATAGCAAAACCGATTGATTTTAAAGCTGAACCAAACGCGGAAACTTTTCCAGCGCCGTCTTGTAAAGCGTCACCAGTTTCTTGAATCGCTTTCTTTTGATTTCGCCAATCGTCAAAACTTTGTTTCAGATCCAGCGCTTTTGTGACCGCTTTGTATTCAATCCAAATTCGAATTAATCGACCAACGACTGAAAGAATTGTTTCCAAATTTCTTGAAAGAAAGTCAAGCGTTGACGTTAATCCTTGCGTTGCGTTTTTACCTTCAGCAAGTCCAAGAACAAATGAATTCCAAGTTTCTTTTAAACGATTAAATGCTTCAGAAAGTGTTTGTGAACGAATGGCGGCTTGGTCAAATGCTGTATTTGTTCCAGTTACGTCTTTATTCAGTTGTTGAATTCGTTCAGTTGAATCAATTAAATTTCTTGCCGCGACCGCGTTTTCCATTCCAAACACCTTGACAAGCGCGGCGTTGTCGTTTAGTAATGGTTTTAAAACTTCAAGTCTTTCAGAAAATGGTTTGCTTTTGTCCTGAAGGTCAGCAAATGAAATACCAAGTGCGTCAAGACGTTCTTTCGCTTCTTTTGGCAACGCGTCAGGTGCGGACAATTTAAGCATTACGTTTCGAAGTGCTGTTCCAGCTTCAGCACCTTTTAAACCGCGTTCGGCGAGTGCCTCAATTAAAGCGGTCGATTCTTCAATACTTACGTTCGCCGCCTTTGAAACAGCGCCAAATTTTAACAACGCTTCCGTTACTTGCGGAATTTCAGCCGCGCCAAATTTTGAACCAGCGGCAAGAACGTTGATAAATTTAGCGGCTTCGTCAGACGACGCGCCGAATTGATTCATTGCGTCAGTTAAAGCCGTTGCCGCTTCAGGTAGTTCCATTCCTGAAGCTTTTGACAATGTTCTTGCCGCTTCAGTTACTTTGATTAATGCGTCAGCGTTTTCAAGTAGGTCAGGTTTAGCCGAACCAATAAGTTTAAACGCTTCAACAACAGCCGCCGCGCCCCCTTGTGTTTCTTTTCCAAGTTCAATTGCTGACGACCTAAATTTTTTCATTGCGTCGTCTGACGCGCCAGTAATTGCTGAAAGGTCAGCAAGTGACTTGTCAAATTCTTTTATTGTGTCAATTGAACTTCGAAGAATTTCAACGCCACCAATAGCAAGACCAAGCTGACCAGCAACGGAAACTAAACTTTTCCATTTGCCTTTTAAACCTTCCCATGCCGAACCATAGTTTCCAACGTTTCGCTGGTATTGTCCAACTGAAGCGTCAACGTTCTTTAATTTAGCGTCAAGCTTTGTAATTTGTGCAAGTAAATCTTTTGCCTCTTTTGTGTTCGTTTTTTCTTGAACCGCAAGGTCTTTGTAATCGTTGCGAAGTTTATTTAAAAGTTTTGATTGTTCTTTGTAAGCTGACGTTGTTCTTTGCGTTTCGTTGTTAAGTAACTTTTCAGTTCGAATTTGCGCTTGTTTATTGCGTTCAATCTGTAATTCGGTTTTTAATTGTGCCTGACGAATTTTTTCTTGTTCAAGCAACAATTTATTCGCTTCGCGTTGCTTGTTGTTTAAGTCATTCAGTTGTTTTGTGTCAGACGGATCAACTTTTTGTATGTCAACTTTCAAGCTTTTCGCGTCAGCTTTCAGTTTTTTCATTGCTTCGTCAATGGCAATTAAAGAAGCTTTTAAAAGGTCACCTTGTGCCTTTGTTTTTTCAAGCGACGAACGTAAATCCGCTAAAACGTCACCTTGAACAATATCTATTTTTGAAATTTTCTTTGCCATTTCTTAATTATTTTTTCCGTATTCTTCGACCATTGTAAAAAATTCAAGAACTGAAATTGTTTCAGCGGTTATTCTGTAACCCATAAATTTGGATAAATGAATAAATGTCGTTGATATTTTAGCGTTCGGTTGGTCCGAAACAAATACACTTGACATTTCTTTTTCAATGTCGTCAATTTTATTTAAAATGAATTTGTCGCCAGTTATTAATAAATCCATTCTTGCAAGTAAAAGTTCTTTTTGAAGCTGTAAATATCTGACGTGTTTACGACTGACACCAAAAGTTTCAATGTAGTTTTGATTCACAAGTTCCCATGCGGAAAAATCCATTTCCTCATTTCCAACTTCAGCGTCAATTCTTAACGCGGTCAAATCGCCGTCTTGACACCTTAACCAGCGATCCATTGTTAATTTATCAATTGTAAGAAAGTAATTCATTCAGCACAAATTTAATATAGTTTTCAAGAATCATTTCTTTAATATAGTTCATATTGTCGTCAGTCAATCCAAGAACGTCAACACCCCAAACTTCGAAAAGCGGTTTGTTGTATTTGCTTGAATCGTCAGCGTCAATAATTATTTCGTTAACGTTTACCTTCACATTGAAGGAATTATAAAAGTCACCTTCGTCTTTCAAAGTTACATGGTCGTAACGTTGACCTTTTCGCCTTTTGTATGCAATCGTTGACGGCGCGTAATCGCCTAATTTACGACCGAGTGAATCAATTCCTTCTTCTTCAAGCTGGTCTTCAGTATTGATTCGAATAATTTCGTCTTGAACGTCTTTGTCGACAGCAAACAACCAAATTTTATCTTCAGACAAATTATTCAAAGCTGAAAACAATCGGTCCAGTCTTGTAAAGTCAACAATCATTCAATTTTTGGTTACAAAAAAAGGGTGCTTTTACACACCCTTTTTGCCATTAAACACTATTTGTTTTATTTTTTTCCGTTTGCTCGTTTCCAAGCGTTTCGGATTTGTCCTTCATGAACACCAAGTCGTTCGAAATGTTCAATCGCTTCTTTCAAAGTTACGCTTTTTAAGAATTCGACACTATATTCAGAACGACCAAGTTTAATTGTTAAAACTGGTTTGTTCATTGTTAAGCTGGATCAACGTAGCTTATTACTGGAATCGCGTAACCATTCGCTGTAATCGTTAATTCAAAAGCATTACCACCAGCAACCGCGGTATAAGTTAGATTATAAGTTCCGTCAGGCTGTTCAGTTAAACCAGTAATTGCAACTGGTGAAGAACCAGTGAAATTATAAAGTGCAAAATTAGCCAAAGTTAAACCCCCTAACGGCGTTGCTGTTCCGTAAACAGCCGAATAAGCTGGTTTGAATAAAGCAATTGTAACGCCAGTTGTTGTAATGTTTGACACAAGGTTTCCAATTGGAACAAGACCTTTCAATTCTGTTGCTGAATAACCTAAATCTGAAGGTGTCAAATAATAGATTTTTCCGTCGTTGAAATATTGCGTTTGGTCGAAAGACAACATAATTTTCTGAACTGAAGCGTCAGTTGCATACATTAAAATTGCGTTGTATGTCGAAGTTGACATTGGATAAGGATAAAATTCTGAATCAGTAACGTCATTTTTGTAACCTTCAAGTTTTCCTTCAATATCAACAATGTAATAAGAAAGTTCAGAACAACCGAATTTTTTTAATTCAGCTAACATTCGAACTGAAGACGCTTTGTCCCAAAGTTCGAAAGCAATTGTACGAATTCCTTCTTTGATTTTGTATTTGTTTCCTGAAGGTCCAGTTTCGTAAATTGTGTCGCTTTTTGTAATTACAAAGTTCTCACCAAAAGGTATTGGATAAAGTCTTTCTTGCGCTGGTGTTACAAATTGTGTCAACGCTTGAATGTCCGCACCTAAAGTGTTAGAACTTGTATTGATTTTGTTTAGTGTTCCGTCTTCAGCATAACGCGGAACGATAATAACATTGTGTGGTGTTCTTCCTATTACTGGACAGCCGTCAAGACCAGTTTCACCATAAGAAACGCCACAAGTGCAAAATTCTGCCATTTTTTTTAGTTTTTAAAGTTGTTTAAAATTAACAATTACATTCACTTAATTTGTAAATCGGTAGTGACAACCGCAATTCGACACCAGTTAAATCGGCGTCAATAATATTTGCCGTAAAGCCGTTCGTTGATTCAGTCCCAAATCGCGTAAAGTTTTTTAAATCGTATTCAGGCAAGTTTCCAAAAATCGGATTATTCTGAATAGTTAAAATAAATTGTTCAACGCAATTATAAACGGACTGAAGTCTGTTTTCGTGAACTTCAGTCGTTAGCCATTTACGCGCGAAATTGTCGTCAAGAAAAATTAAACGCAAGTCACTTGTTCTTTCAAGTGAATTTTCTGACGTTGCAAACCTTTCAGACGTTGGTTCAACCAGCCAAATAAACGGAACTTTTTTTCTTTCGTCTTTATTGAACGCCTTCCATTCTTCGTTAGTTGAAATAGGTGTTCCGACAAAAAACTTGTAAGCTTGAATTATTCCGTTTCCTGACCATTCAAACGAACCAACAACAATAATAGTGTTCGTCGTTGGATCAACTTCGCTTATAACAAAAGAATGATTCAATTCGTCAACAATAGTTAAACCTTTTCGCGCCCACTTTAAAGAACAAACAACTAAAGCGTAAGTGTCAGGTGACACCAAAGTAACGCTTTCAACGTTGATTGTTAAATTCATTTTTGCGTGAATTTCGTCTTTTACTATTTGATAAATATCTTTCATTCCTTACATTGATAACGCTGGAAATTCTCTTAAACCTTTAAAGGTTGGATAATCAACTTCTTTGTTCAGTTCGACGTAATGCTGAATTGAATTGTATGTTTCAACCGCTTCATTCCAACGCGCGTTTAAACCTGACATTACAAAAGTTGTGCTTTCTGAATTTTCACCTTTATTTTTTACCGCGCCCAACGTACTCATTTGAGTATATTGGTCACGAACGTAATAAAAATATATCATTCCAGTAAGCAAGTCTTTCATTCCTTTCGATTCTAAAATGTCGCCGCGATCCGTTTGTTCGATAAATGGTAAGAAAATCTTTTCATAAATCGGTGACGGAACTGGCAAAACAATATCGGTAATAAATAGATTGTAAAGTTCGACACCAAGTAATTTATTCAAAATACTTGTTTCGTATCTGTCAATATATTCTTGAAGTTTGTCAGCGGTAAATTGACTGATATGAACTTCATATTTACCAGTAAAATCGTCAGCAATGATTAAAGACATATTAATAACCTTTTTTAGTAAACAAATCAAAAAGTTCCGCTGTCAATAAATAACGCTTTCCTTTTTTCAAATACTTCGACTTTCCTTTTGATTCAAATTCGTAAAACTTACCTTTTACTGGTTTAGGTCTTACGTTAGAAATTTCAGCTTGTGCGCCTTCAGTAACTTGAAGGTTTTCTTTTACCGCTGTTGCTGTTGCTTCTGTTGTTTTTGCTGTTGCCATTTTCAAAAGTTTTAAATAAGGGGGAATTGCACCCCCTTGTTTTTATTCAATGATTATACAGCAAGTGCCGCTTTTGCAAGGTCAAATTCACCTTTGATTAAACAACCAACGTCGTTAGCCGAAGCGAATTGAACGATTCTTTTTTCAAGAAGCATTGTTTTTTTGTTGTTAATGAAATCATTTCCGTCAAGACCGATTTGAATTCCTAATTCTTCGCGAACAAGTACATGAAGAATTGACATATCGCCACCGATAAAATTCTCACCAGTAACCGCCGTTGTTGGAATTACTCGCATACCTGAAACTTCAAGTCCGTTAGCCGTTGCGAAAACTGGCAAAACATATTGACCAACTGAATCTTTTGTTAACCTCATTCTTGCAACAACCGCTGGATTAACGAAAATTGCTGTTGGCAAACCAAAAGCAAGTTCAGTTTGAAGTGCTACTGATTCAACAACGTCGTAATCTGAAGGTGAAACGATTGTTCCAGCTAAAACACCAGCCGCCCAAGGCGTTGCAAGGTTGAACGCGCCGTTCAAATTGTCACCAAGGTTGTCACCATTGAAAAAATTATCTTCAAGAACGATATCCAAACGCTTCATTAAGTTGTTCTGAATGTACGAAATCAATTGCGGCAAGTCAGCCATCATTTCTGTTGTAACTTTTCCGTAAACAGCGATTTTTTTAACGTTTGCTGTTCTTTCTTCGTAACGAACTGAAGCTTGTGGTTTTTCAGCGCCTTCAGCTAACATTATTGGATTTCCTTGTTCGTCAAGTTCTTCAATCCATAAAGCGCGGTTTCCAATTGTTGATCCAACAGAAACATTCGCCAAATAACGCAATTCGCGTTTTCTTATTGGTGAAATGATTCCAGTGTTGTCAGTAATTGTTACTTGTGTTGGTCCAGCACCGATTGTGTCGTCAACTGACATTGTAACCGCAACTTTGATTGCTGTTTCTTGTTTTCCGTTGATTGCTTTTTGAATGTCACCTTCAGCCGCTTTCAATGCAACCGCCAAAGCTTGACCGATTGTTTTAGAACCTTCAACTTTCGCTGGTGCTTCTTTCAATCCTTTCAAATCAACAGCAACGCTGTTCAATTCAGCTTTCAAAACTTCAAGTTCGCTTGACGTTTCTTTTTTAGCGTCAGCAATAGCCGCTTCGATTTCAGCTTTACGAACATTCAGTTCGTTTGCTTTCTTTTCTGTAAGGTAAGTCGCTTGTTCAGTCATTGACATTGCGCTTACTTCTTCAATTGTTTTTTCTACAAACATTTTCTTTTTGTTTTTAGAGTAAATTAATAAATAAACTATTTGGTTTTTGAGTGTCAACGATTGACGGCTCATTTTTTTGAGTGTCATTAATTGACGGCTCAATATTTTTTTGTTCTATTGAAAGAACTGGTGTTGCGTAATTTGAACCCATAGGAACAGCCGAACCTTCAAGAAGTTTAGCTTCAAGAACTGGATAAAAATAACCTTTTTCTTCAGCGTCTTTTCTGTTGACAACTTGGTCAATGTACTTGTTCCAAACTTTAAATTCTTCAGGATAACGTTCGTCGTTCACCGCAAGTTCGACTTTAACGTAACGCATACCAACTGAATGGTTTTTAACGTAGCCGTTTCTATATTGTTCGAACATGAATTCATTTCTTTCTTCAGGAATTTCAACGTCAAAAATAAGCGCTTGTGTTTGACCAGCGGCTTTGATTCCAACGCTTGACCAGTCTAACAATTCAAGCGAAGTTTTGATATTGTCAGAAATTATTCCTTCAAAAGTCATGTTATGTTCTTGAAGCAAATACAAAAGGCGTTGTTCCTTTAATGTTTTATTCCAAAGTCCGTCAATATGAAC